TGCTGCGTGAAAGGAAAGCTAAACAGGTTATACCTGATAAGAAAAAGTATAACCGTAAACGTGATAAATATAAGGACATTACATGAAATTATTTATTGATGCCGATAGTATTATGTTTAAAGCTGCTTGTACTCAAAGCAGTAAACATGAAACACGAGTTGTTACTCGTAAAATAATTGAAGACTCTATAGCAGATTGTTTTGCTGATGAAGTCTACATTACTGTAAAAGGTAAGGGTAACTTTAGATATGATGTTTACCCTGACTACAAATCTTCTCGTAAGAATACCGAACTAGAAGAGAAACTAAAAGAGCGTCTTAATGATGCTCATGCTTATCTACTTAAAGACTGGTCTGCCGTACAAGCAGATGGTATGGAAGCTGATGATGTAGTTTCCATATGGGCTCATGAAGCTAGAGAAGCAGAACAAGACTTTGTAATTGCACACATTGATAAAGACATAAATCAAGTTGCAGGTAACCATTACAACTACAACTCTAAACAGATTTACTTTGTAGATGATGATACAGCTGACATGAACTTCTGTACACAACTACTTATAGGTGATAACGGCGATGATATACCTAAAGTAAAGAAGGGTTATGGTATCAAGACAGCACAGAAAGCTCTTGCTGAAACTACATATGATAATCGTATGGATACTGTAGTAGATATATGGCAACGACTATATGGTAAAGGCTGGGAAAAACAGCTTAATATGGTTGGTAACTTAATTTACATGAAACGTACATGGGATCTTGAGGAGTGGAATTATGAAGATCGTTATACCAGGAAAGCCGATGTCGGCAAACAGAATGGAAGGGATACGAGCGATACGCACGAAGGACGGAAGGAACTTCACGCAGACGTACCCGACCAAAGAGTACAAGGAGTTTCTTGAACGATTCAAAGAAGCTACTGAAGATCAAAGTTGGCAGTTCGAAAGAGCTGCCGACATTAAAATAGTATTTAACGCTTTCTTTAGTAACAAAGCGTCAGACCTAGATAATATACTTAAACCGTCTTTAGATGCATTGCAAAAAGTATTTGAGTGGAATGACAGATATTGTTATGAGATAGAAGCACACAAGCACCTTGTTAAAAGAGGTGAAGAAAAACTGGAGATAAATATTGAACAATTATGTAGACAATAAGCGCTATCCTTGCGAAGATTGTGGAAGCTCTGATGGTGTGATGTTTGACTCTACCGACAATCACACATATTGCTTCGCATGTGGGACGTATCGTAACGAAGATGCTAAGATATTTACAAAAGTATTACAGCATAGCGACAGAGTAAAAGGAGTAACAAGTAATGGACCCAATGCCGATACAAATAATAATGGACAACTGGACATCACCGATATTCGTAAGTATCCTTGTTTTGGTATGCCTAGCAGAAATATTTCGGAGGATGTAGCTAAATACTTTGGTGTTAAGACACATCAATACGACGACAAGCCAGCACATTTCTATCCATATGGAGATGATTGCTATAAGATACGTATACTACCTAAAGAGTTTAGAATGATAGGCAAAGCTAAAAAGCTTTTCGGTCAAGACAAATTTACAGGTGGTAGAATGCTAGTTATTACTGAAGGTGAGATAGATGCACTAACAGTAGCACAAGCATGTTTAGACTTTAACAAAAGAATATATCCTGTTGTATCTATACCGTCTGCTAACCAGCTACAAGTATTATTACAACAACGTGAATGGATTAGACGATTTGAATCTGTTATACTATGGTTTGATAATGATGCTGCAGGTGTTAAAGCTATAAACGAAGCTAGTAAAATTATTGGCTTTGATAAAGTAAAAGTAGTATCATCAGATCAAAAAGATGCTAGTGATTTATACATGAAGCACGGTGCAAAAGAAGTTACAAATGTAATATGGAATGCACAAAAGTATAATCCAGCTGGTATACTTAGTGGTGAAGCTATATGGGATAAGTTTATAGAAAGGCAAAACACAGAATCAATACCTTATCCTCCTTGTCTAAATGGTCTTAACGAAAAACTAAAAGGCATGAGACAAGGTGAAATCACTTTGTTTACTAGTGGCACAGGCTCAGGTAAATCTACAGTTATTAAAGAAATAGTATGGCACTTACTTCGTACTACTGACGAAGAAAAAGTTGGACTTATATCTTTAGAAGAAAGTGTAGGTGACACAGCTGAAAAGTTTATTGGTATGCCTATTAATAAACGAGTAGGAGGAGAAATACCTGTTACCGACAAAGAACTAAGAGATGGTTTTGAAGCTGTATTTAAGGACGAACGTCTTATACTGCTAGACCACCAAGGCTCTGTTGATGATAGCTCTTTAATAGATAAGATAGAGTACATGGCTCTTATGGGATGCAAGTACTTATTTCTAGATCATATTACTATTGCAGTATCAGAAGGTAGTGAAGGACTATCAGGTAATGAAGCAGTAGATAAAGTTATGAGTGACTTACTAAAAGTAGTAAAGAAGCATAACGTATGGCTAGGTATTGTAAGCCACTTACGTAAGTCAAGTGGTGGTGCATTCGAAGAAGGCAACATGGCTTCTATTGACGATATTAAAGGCAGTGGTAGTATCAAACAAATATCATTTGACATTATCGCTTTTTCAAGAAACTTAGTAGCTGTAAACGAGTCTGATCGTAATCAGATTAAGTTTTCAGTTCTTAAATCTAGGTATACCGGCTTAACAGGACCAGCTGGCAACAGCAAATATAACCAACATACTGGTAGACTAGAGAAAGGAGATGGCTTTGAAATTATCTAAGGACGATGCGATGTACATGAACATTGCTAGAGTTGTAGCTCTTAGATCTCGTGATGAACATTTCAAGGTGGGTGCAGTAATAGCTAGGGGTAATAAGATCCTTAGCTATGGCTGGAATGGTACACCTCATGGTATGGACAATGCTACAAGAGATGCTAATGGTAATACTAAATGGGAATTAGTACATGCAGAAACAAATGCAATAACTAAACTAGCAGCTTCGACTTCTTCTTCTGAAGATGCTACGCTATACTTAACACATTCACCTTGTAAAGACTGCACTAAACTTATATTACAAGCAGGTATAAAGCGAATGATATATGCTGAAATATATAAATCTAATAAGAACGGTAAACGAATACCTGAGTTAGAAGCATTAAAGTTTTTATTAGATAACGGTGTGGAGGTGCATGAATGCGAAACATTGAAATAAGAGAAAACACTAATGAAGTTATTAGGTATCCTGAAGATATGTATTGTGTTTACTTTCATCAAGATCCAGAGACTGATGAGGTAATTTACGTAGGTAAAGGTACATTACATCGAGCTTATCAAATTACAAACCGTAGTTATGATCACCACGTGTGGTTACTAGATAAGCTTGATAACTACAAGATACAAGATATTGTTAAAATAAAAGGCGGTCAAATGACCGACAAAGAAGCTACTATTGTAGAAGCTCATGAAATAAAATGTTGCCTAAGAAAGGGATCTGACTTACTTAATGTAGCTCAGAATCCTTTTCGCAAAACAAGGAGAATGAATGCAGAATATAATAGATTATCTGGAGCAGAAGATACTCAGTACGCCTCAAAGATGGGCGGTGAAGCTAGTACTCGAACACGAGTTACAACCTAAACAACTGGTGTATGATGCATTAACTATACTACAATATCACTTTAGAAAAACATCTACGTCTGAGTCAGCTACGTGTAAACTTACTGCAGCTTCAGTTGCAATAGGTAAAAACGTACTACTCAGGCAAGGAGTAGAGCTAGGTTTTAGAGCCGACGTAACAGTCGGCGACCTAGTTCTAGAAGGTTTCTATGAATGTGGTTACATAAAAATATTTAGAGCTCCTACTGAAGCGCAAGTTGAATGGGAGAAAAACCCGGTAGGTAAAAAGCCATTTAGCCGGGCACCGTATATGATTGAAACATCAGATAAATGGTTACAAATAGGATCATTACCGTCTGATGTAGTCAATGAACTAATACAAAATACCTCATTTACTAAAATTAATCGTGTCCATCATTTGTTTCAGGAGAACGGACATCCTGTTATTAAGCATTGGGGATATGATAAGGACCAAGATTTCAAGGATCTGTTAGATCAACCATTTGTTAATGCAATAAACAAGCTGCAACGAACAGCATGGACTATTGATAACGACATCTTGGAAGCAGTAAAGAAAAACAAACGTAAGTTTGTAACTGAAACCTTAAAGGTATCAGATGAGACCGGTAAGAACTACCGTTACTGCATTTTTGGTAACAACGATGAGTTACAAGGCAAAGACTTATACTGGAATAATACCGTCTTTAAACCAGAGTTAGGCAATAAGTCTTTGGAAAAGAAATATTACAGCGAGTTACGACGTTTAACTAACAAGCTACGTAATAAGCCTAACAAAAAGCTATTGGAAAAAGCTCAGGCTAAGTATGATGAAGCTGCTACTCACTGGAATGCTAAGTTAGTGTTACTTAAAAACCGTAGTAAGTTTGACGCATACAACATGACTATACAGAAAGCCGAAGCATTAAAGGATAAAGTCTTCTTTCAGTATGTAGATGCAGACTATCGTGGCAGGCTATACTACCGTGAGTCGTATCTAAACTATCAAGGTAAGGATATGGAACGTGGTCTACTTAAATTTGCTAACGCAAAACCGATGACTGAAGAAGGTTTATATTACTTTGCTGTACATACGGCTTGTACGTACAACCAATCTTATACTATCGATAACATACCTGACTGGTGTGAAGCTGATTACAAGTCACATCTTGAAGATGAAGGACTTACAGACATATCAGTCGATAAAATGACTATCGATGATAGGGTAAAATGGGTAATTCATAATGAAGATTTCATTAGAAATACTTGGAATAACCGTACTATACACGACAGAGCAGAAAAAGGCGTAAGCTTTCTTGCTTGTTGTAAAGCATGGTGTGGTTTATGGGATCAAAAAGAGGAAAGTGGTGTGTATTACTTAAGCCTACCTATTCCTATTGATGGTTCTAACAATGGTTGGCAACACCTTGCTGCTATATCTAAGGATAAAAAGGCAGGTGAGCTAGTAGGTTTAGTAAAAACTGATATACCTAAGGACTTTTATGTGCAAACAGCTAAAGCATTAATATCTCGCGTACCTGACTGGTTCGCGCAGAGAGACATGCCTATGAAACACATAAGGAAAGGTATATCGAAACGTGGAGCGATGACTAGAGCGTACTCTGCGGGCCACTTAGCCATAGCTTTGAACATGTATGCTGATTGTTATGCCGAAGGATTTCATAGTAAGTACGATATTACTATGAGTGACTGTACCGACCTATCATATAACTTAATAAAAGCTATAGATGAGGTGTGTCCAGGACCACTCGAAACTATGAGTTACCTACAAGCAATAGCAAATCACATAATATCTGACTTGAAGGAGCCAGTTGTCGAATGGACTACGCCTTCCGGCTTTCCAGTACGTTATGAAAACTACGTAATGGAAGACGTAAAGTGGAAAAGCTGGATCTCTGATATGAGGATACAACACGTAGGCAAAGAACATAGGCTAGTGTATGGTAAAAAGATACCTAGTCCTGGTGGCTTTGCATCAGGTATAAGCCCTAACTTCATACATAGTATGGATGCGGCTCATATGGCACTCATTATCCATCATTGGGACGGTGACTTTGCCGCGATTCATGATTCATTTTCTACTCACGCTTGTGATGTAGCTAGCTTATTAAGTTTAACTAAAGAAGTGTTCATTAAAATGTACAATCATAAGGATTTCTATAAGGATATAGCTGAAATGCTATTGCTAGAACCTGAGAACTTTAATTATAACTATAAACTAGGGGAGTTAGATGTAGAAGCTATACAAGATAGCGACTACTTCTTTTCGTAATCATGATTAGAATAAAAAACAACGATCAAATAGGTATAGATGAAGAAGACATTGCTTTCATATACAAATATGGCATTGTGTTTCTTAATGGCAGTGAGATACATTACACTCAAAGCTTTATAAAGAAATATGTAGAGCAAAATAATCTTTATCACCTATACCATCACGATATATGTGGTTAGTTACATATCTATTTGCAATATGCGGGAGCCCTTAGCGGCTTCCGTAAGTTGTTTTTTAGCTTTACCGACCTCGTCAATTGTTTGTTGATTGCGTGCTGCAAGGTTTAATCCTTTAGGTCCTATAACATTATCAAAAAACTTTAGCATCTGATTACCTGTAAGCTGTTCTATCTTCCTTCCTTGAAACTGTGCTTTGTTAGGAAGTAAAGCATCAGCTGCAGCCTCAGCTCGCTTTCGTTTTTGTGACTCATACACCATAACAGGAGTGCCTTTCTTTCTAGCAGGGTGTTCCATTGTATCATACAAAGTATTAACTAAATTAACTTCACTAAAGAGGTTTGTATCTGTATCATGAAGTAAGAAATAAAAACCTCTATATTCATTATCCATACTAATATCAATGTTAGCATCCCCGATATTTTTGAGCTTGGTTCTAAACCTTTCTACTGCTCCGGGTGTCCAGTCTCCCATAATGCTGTTGACATAAGAATACTCATTGATAACATCCCACCAATTTTTATTAGAAATATTACGCACTTTTGCAGCGCCATCTAAATCAGTTTTGATAGCATCCATAATAGGTAGCATGTAGTTACGTTGCAACTGTCTAAATGAGTTACCAGTAAATGTTCTGTTCATCCAGGCACCATCGATACCTTGAATAACAGCGGGTATAATTCTACCTCTACCCCAACCACCGGGCTTACCTTCTCTTATAGCACTACCGGAAGGAGCTGACTCATATAGAGGTACAGCACCTACTTGTTGTACAGGAGATCCTTCAGGTAAACGAACTCTTATATCTCCTTTAGTTTCTTTTAGTACAGAACTTTTAGCGCCAATATAGTTATCAACACCAATAGCATTTTTAACTTTCATAACTTCATCAGATAACATAGCAACAACGTTGTTTGCTCTAAGTAACTGACCAACTTGTACTACACCTGGATCTAACTCAGAATCAATAGAGTCTGCTAATATATCGTGTAAGAAACCAGCAACTACGTCTTCTCTAGTTGGAGGTCTTTTAGCATTCATCTCCTTAATCTTTTTATCTATTACAGGTCCTATCTCAGGACTATTAATAATTCTTCTTATTGCAACAGATTGAGGACCAGTAAAGATAGTTTCATATACAGCTCCTCTTAAATTTTTAAGTAGCTGACCATAAGCCAGTGTCATAGGAGGCTTTTTAAGAAAGTTATCTCTATCTTTTATAGCTAACTTCAGTATCTCATACATTCTAGGAGATAGATCGTTATTAGGTACAAAATTATGAGCGTGCTTTTCTCCGTTCTCAAGCATAAAGTAGGACATACCATCTCGTATATCACCAGCAGCTAACTCTTCGTCTGTTTGTACTCCTTGATATAAATCTTTTACAGGTATATCATCTAAGTTTTTAGTAGCACCTAGCTTTCTAAGTACACCAGCTCTATATGCAGCTTTCATAGAACCTAGTTGCATTAAGTTACTAGCAGGACCATGAGTTTTACCATCTAGTTCTACAGATATATTACTCTTAAACGTTGTATTATTTTTCTGCGCCTTATCAAACTGATATAGTTCATGAGCAGCTTCTATTAAGTTTAAACCTTCTAACTCCTCACTAATAGCTTTACTTTTTAATCCATCTGAAAGTTTAAGTCTAGGCATTGTAGCCAAAGAAGGTGGCACTGCAATACCATTAGGTCCTAAACCTATCTTCTTTACATCTTCTAAATACTTTTGATCTTGTTCTGGGGTTAACAAAGTATCTGCTATAGACTTACCGTCCTGAATATAGCTCGCAAAGATACCATGGTTAGGACTGTTCCATTCAGTGTCAAAAGCAGCAACTCTATTTTCAGGTAAAAGCTTATCAGCACCGGTTATAAAATGCTTTGCCATTAACTCTTTAAACATTAATGTTGTATCGTTATTAACATTAGGGTTTACAGTAGGAACTCGTATACCACCAGTTACAAATCTAATCCATGGAACAAGCTGAGGATTAAACCTTGTTTGTGTAGCATGCATTCTGCTTTGTAGCTCTTGCACAGCAAAGTCTAAATGGTTAGCTTGATTGCTATATCTAGCAATAGTATTTAAACTTTCTATAAACCTAGTAACTTGTTTATCCATCTCAAAGTCAGGTCTATAATCAGTATTAATCTCTTCTTGTTTCTTTTTAGCTAGCTCACCCCTAAATGCTATCATTTTAGCAGGTCCTATTTTAAGCAAATCACCTAGTTCAGGTGGTCTAGTTCTATCTTTAAGTCCTGCAAGTACTTCCATTGCTATTTGAAAATATATTTTTCTTCTTAAAGGATCTACACCATGAGCAATGCTGTTCATGTTTTCTCTAGCTTCTTCTATTTCAGCTATCTTTCTATCTACTACAGCAGTAGTTTTTTGTTTCCGTAATTTTCTACTCTCGCCTTCTCCAGCTTCAGTAAGTCTTAACTTACCCCTAGGCGCTGTAGCAGGTTTTATTTCGTAGTTTCCAAATACTTCTGGAGAAGAATCTTCTGCAGCCTGAATCGCAGCAGCTCCTGTTGGTGTAAGCTCATACTCTACTGTTCTATTAAAACTATCAGATACTCTAGTGTATAGTTCAGGGTTAGCAGCGTGGTACATTTCTTTTGCTAGTGTACCTATTGTTTCAAACTGATCACCAACAACGCCTTGCTCTGTGTATTCATCACTAGGTCTTCCTTGCATAGCGTTTTGCTCACGCTTCCAAGCTCTAAATATTTCTCTACCTAATTGTTGATTACCTACACCACGCCTTATTTTACCTTCTTCTGTTAAAGGTAGTTGTTCCTGCTCAGATAAAGCTCTTTCAGAAAAATCATCGATATTATCTGTTGCTTCTGGTTTAGCGTTGTACTGATTTTTATGTATAAACCTTTCAGTAACTATACCCATAGTTCTAGCAAACATAGGATCTACTTGTACTACTTCATCACCTCTCATTTTACCAGCATCAAAACCTTTAGGATCAAATAATATACCTTTAGTAGATAGCGGGTTTAACCCAGCATCTTCTACATCTAATCCCATTGCAACAGGAAGTGCTTGCCCGGCTGGCATATAAGCAAGATCAACGGTAGCACCTGACTCTAGTTTATCTTGAAATAGTCGTGTAAATCTATCAGATCTTTTTATAGCTTCACCAAACCCATCGTTTTTATAGTCTTCAAAGTCTTTTACGTCAGGACGCATTTCACTTATAGGTTTAGCTCTTTCAGCTTCTCTTTGTTGTACAGCAGTCTCAGCAAACCTTGCAGCATCTTGCTGTGCTATTTGCTGTGCAAACTGTTGCCTTGCTTCTGTCTGATCTACTCTACCTTTTTGCTCTTCAGGTAAAACAAATGGAGCTGGCATAGGACGTGTGGGCTGTGGTTGTGCAGCCAAAGAAGCAGGACCTTCTTGAATTAACTTCTGTAAAGCAGTCTTAGGTCTAAACTGTTCAGTTAAAGCGGCAGAAGCAGCTTCACGCTCCTTAGTCATTTCTATCGTGTTTGTTTGTGGATTTATTCTTATTGCCATATTATTCTCCAAAACCCCATCTATAAGCTTGTTTATCTATTTGTTGATACGCAACCTGCGCTATTGGCGTAATCTTTACTATAGTTTCTGGCGGCTTTTCCCCTGTAGCAACGTCAAGAGCTATATCTCCTATTCTTAATGCTTTACTTACACCAGCTGATTCACTAGCTATAGTACCAAAGAACCATTCTACATTTGACTGGTATCTTTTTTCGTACATAGGAAATACGAAGTCTATAACTCTTTCACCTGTACCTAATAAACCACTAGCGCCTACACCTCTTCTAAGATACTCAGTACCTTTAAAGTAAGGTGTGGTTTCGCCGTACTTTAGTAGATCTTTTAAATGCTGTGATACAAACCCCAACAGTATCATTGTAGAAACTGTAGCAAATATATTATATTTCATTGCAGGTGTACCACGTTTAGCCATCTCACTATACATTTTAGGTATATGATTAGCTGTAAATGTAGCTATAAAACCTTGAAACTGCGTAAACAATGCAAATCGTGGATCTTGAAATATTAGTGGTCTATTTGCAGATTGTGGTAAAGCAACAGCATCATTTATAAAGTTAAATGTAGCGTCGTTTATATCTCTTTCCCATCTAGCTTTTATTTCAGGATCAGGTTGTACAGTTTGATTATCATTTACAAATTGCTGATGATATTCTTTTAAAAACTCTGTGTCTAAACCTAAGTTTCTTAAACCTTCTTCAGCTTCTCTAGACTCGTTAGTTGTAACATCTGCATTACTAGCAGCTACCATTATAGATACTTTATCAGTAATATAATCTAAAGCTATAGAAGCTCTTGCAGCACGTGCAGCATTAGTCCATTGTTGTAGTAGTATAACTTTAAAATACATATCAAGTATTCTTTGGTGCCATCTACCTGTTTCACTAACACCTGTTGTATGAGCAGCACCAACTTCCCAATCAAAGAATCCTAGCTTTTTAGCTATCGCATGACCACCTTCTCCTCTCATATGAGGTCTTGGCTGGTTAGATAGTGCACCATAGGATCTGTTTGCAGTATTTTTTATTTCATCTACAAAAGATCTAGCAATAGAATTTATGCTACCTTTTTCTCCAAAGATTTGTTTTACTGTTAGCCCCTTACTTGTTAGACCTAGCTCAACAAAGTTTGACACGGTAGCTAATGGTAAACCAGTTATTGTAGTAACAAACAAAATATTCTTTTGTGCAAACCTAAGTATAGGTGGAATGTTTCGCTTGTAGTTACCTGACTCAGCATCAAAGTAATTTTTAAGATCAAATGCAAGTTTATCAACTCGCTTTTGTGCTTGTGTTGCTGTGTACCTACCTGATTGTATTAACTCTTCTTGTATCTTGTTTAGATTATAATTAAGTTTAGCGTTATTGCTACCCACATATTCCTCTAGTACTGTATATCTTACAGCTGACTTAGCAGCATTAGAGATGTTAGTAAATATATCTCTTTCCATAAACTCTTGAAACTCAGGACGATCAGAAAGATTTAATGTTCTACCTCTATGTGATTGTGGTTTAAATGTAGATCTGTCAGTAACAGAAAAGCCACCATCAATAGCTTGCTCAAAATTAGAAGGTATATCAGCACCATCTATTTGTAATATAGCATCAGTAAGTTTAGTTGCTGTTTGAGGATCTATTACTTGCTCTCCTTCAGCATTTTCTATTTGTGTTAATGCTAATTCAAAACCAGATCTGTTTCTTTCTATAGCTAGCTTATCTAATGACTTGTATCGTGATAGATAGTCTTGTACATAGCCTAATTCAGGGTTATGCTCAAGCTGCATATTGTGTAATCTATTACCTGTTTCTACAAGCTTATTATGAAAGTTTCTAAATGCATTAGCAAAAGGTCTTAGCTCAGGATCTAAATCTGTATCCCAGTTTATTTCCCTATTAGCTCTTCCTGCTCTTTGCCTAGCTTTATTAAACGCATCGTAGTATTGCTCACTAAATTCTATTCTAGATTTACGTTTATCTGTTCGACCAAAAGCAGCTAGCAATTCTGTAACATCACCTAACTTATATCTTATTTCAGATATTAAGTTATGCTTTCTGTTTTCGTATGCTTGACCTGATGTAGATCGTTGTAAGTTAGATCCAACAGATTCACCTAATATTCTAGCAGTTACAGAATCGTTTTGTATACCACCCATGTTATCAAAGTAAAATCTTGTTTGACCTCTCCATAAACTAGGTATACCCCTCCACCAGTCTTTTAATAAAGCAGGAACAGCACGTTGCTCTTTAGCTTCTATATGTCTTTCTGCTCTATCATTTAAGTCTTCACCAGTAAGTTGTCTTAACCTAGCTTCTGAGGCTTGCCGTTCTCTATTAGTTAATCTACCAGCTAGTCTAGCTCTTATGTTATCAATTTCTCTAGCAACATTATCAGTAACGGATTTAGTACGTAAGTTTTCTTGTTGTATATTATACTGTTGACCGTTTTGTGCTATGTCTTGTTGTGCTTTTCTACCCATATCAGATGTCTGTTTACCTGTATCTGGGCCAGTTCTATAAGCTACGTCTACCCATGCACCATAATCATATACACCACCTGGTATAGATATAGCACCACCAAGAGATGTACCCGCAATAGTAGCATCTATAAGTCTATCCTTAAACTCATTAGCATCCCAATCTCTAAAACCGTTAGCAGTATGTGCTGCAGTATAACCAATAGCTTCTTGTAAAGCTTCTGTTACACCTTCACCAGCTGCTGCAGTACCTATTCTTCTAAGTTGGTTTCTAGCTACATTTCTAGCAGTAATTTGTTGCTTAGCAAATTGAGCAGCATCAGTAGCTAGCTTAGCAGTTTCCTGTCTACTAGCTTGTAATAACGCTCTTTTAGCTGCATCTTCACTCATACCTTGTCTTCGAAGAGCTGCTATTGCTGTGTTTCTACCTTCTTTGGTTAACAAAGCTTGTGGATTTAAAAACTTAAGACCTAATCGATCTAGCACTGACTGTGATACACCACCAGCCACAGCTAAATAAGCATTCTTATTATCACCTTCTTGATCATTCCATATAGTACCTGTATATAAAGCTACAGGAGATAACACAGCACCTGTGGCTGCAACACCTAACGCACTAGCCCCCACGTAAGGAGCAGCAACAGCACCAGCTATAGTAGCAGCCATGTAAGGTAATGATATAGCACCATTGTTAGCAATGTATTGTAAAAATCCTTCTTTACCAAAGAAGCCATCAATGTCTTTATAGCTAGTAACAACTTCAGGTTCTTTAGATATTTTTTCTCTAGCTCTATATATACCAGCTTCACCTACGTTTTTGGCCCAGTCCCAACCAGAAGTTTCTCCTATAAGTTCTACAGCACCATACAATCCTTCAATAGCACCTGTAAGACCTATATCCCAAGCTGTAGAAAAAGGACTTGTAGCTTTGTTTTGAAAATCTCTTGATGGATCTCTAAACATTACGTTATTAGAAGCGTATAAACCACCACTATAGGCTAGCTGAGTTTCATCAATAGCTTGTTGCCTAAATTGTGTTTCGTACTGTGTTTCGTCGTATATAGCTTGTGCAATAACGTTCTTAGCAACATCATAGTTTTCTCCTAAACCATCTGTTCCTAAAGCTTTAGCTGCAGCATAGGCTCTTGTTCCTGCTTTAGATGTGTATCTGTTAGGTTCTAATACACCTGTTTGCATCAAGGTTTGTTCCCAGCTTCTACCTTGATTATCTTGTAAGTCTATTAGTTCACGACCATTAGGATCAAATTTACCTGTACGTATTACGTTAGTAAATCCTTCTCTTTTAGCTAATGTTTGTAAAGCTTCATTAGCCTTACTAGAACCTGCAGTTCCTATTCTATAGTTATCAGGACCAAATATTTTAGTAGTTTCAGGAGCATCAATACCTTTCATTCTAAACTTAAGTGGATTACCGTTATCATCTACCTCAGTTTTAGAAGCCAGAGTATCACCATCTACAAAAGCATAGTCATCATTAAGATCTTTACTTAGTAGTCTATTTGATATTCTGTCAATGGTTGCTTGCTTCATTATTCATCAACTCTCAATTGTGTTTTTGCCCACTCAAAGAAACCAGTTGATTCCTTCTTATTAGCTTTTCTTTCCCATTGCTCTTTTACGTCATCTGTTAAAGCAGCCCAGTCTTCTGTAGCAGCTCTAAACCACTCAATAGCTATCCTGTTGTCATCAGTAACGTTTTGAAAAGCAGGGTTTTGTACTTTCATAAAGTTTATAGCATTTTGTCGTAATCTTTCAAAGTCTCTAGAGTTTACAACTTTACCATAACCTCGTTTCTTCTCTTCTTGACTCTTTGGTTCTGTTCTAAGTAATGATAAGAAGTCTAAACCTTTAACGCTTTGTCTTATTTTAAGGCTGTTTAGATAAGGAATTAAACTAGTAGGTTTATATTCTTTAGTTTTAGCATCTTCAACAAGATCATCGTAAGCAAGATTAATTAAACTAGGCATATCTCCTAAGTCAACCTTATTATCTAATGCCCATTCAGCTATACGAGCAGCGTCACCAGTAACACCAATACCATCATAGTAAATATTCTTACCATCTTTTTTACCAGCAACGTTATTATTTTGATTATCTCTCACTGCTTTAGCAAAAAGCTCTTGGTATTTAACCATAGCTTCGTTATACTCTTTAGTCTTAGGTACGTATATAGGGTTTTCAGTAAAGTTAAGTGGTTTTATTTCAGTACCATTTCTATCATAGTATACTGTTTGAGCGTTATCTCCACTTCCTACTTTAAACTCTTCACCTACAACTGTTATTCTTTTACCTTGTTTGTTCATACCATAAAACTTTTTAGTATTCCCTGTTTTTCTTAATTGTGCAGGTAAATATTCTAAGTCATCGTAATTACCAGTCTGTATATACTTAGCTAATGACGTAGGAGTAAAGCGTTTTGCAGCCGCAGCAGATGTAGCATACTTTCTACCTGCAGCTTCTTTAGCATCTACTCTTTCTAAATATTGTTTAAGAGCAAAATTTAAACTACCACCGTGATTATAACCTAGTAATCTAGAACCAAGGTACATTATAGCCATACGCTTAAGTTCTGCTGAATCAAATACGTTACCTAATAATCCTTTTAGGAATCCTTCAGCTTTTTTCTGTTCTGCTGGAGGAGCTTTTTTACCAGTCTCTTTAACAGTATCTGGATTATTATTAGCCCCTGGCTGATCTGCCCCTGGACCTGGATCATTCTCAGTAGTTTTAGTAAGAGCTTTTGCTACTTCGTCTTTCCTATCGTAGCCTTCTTCAATAGGCTCTAACTTTGTCATCTTTTCTTGATCAGCTTTACGAGCTAAACCTGCTTCTCCCTTCTTTTGTAGGAAATCAGCTCTTTGCTTTTCGTTCATTCCGTATTCTTTAAACATTGTAGTTAAAGCTTTTTGAGGCTCGTTGATGGCAATCATGTCATCGACTTCTTTTTTCTTAGCTTTTCTTTCCTCGTTTTCTGCTACCAGTCTATCTCTAAAACCTTCTAGTCTTTCTAAGAGTGTAGGCTTTTTAGGTACTATGTCTTTACGCTGATCACCAGGTCTCATAGCAGCATCAGGATATATTGTAGCATCCATTCTACCAGCGCCTGGTCTCATGATAGCATCATCTTCATATACATCAGCAACCTTAGGTATAATAGCTTGTTGAT